GTCGCGGCTTCAATTTTTTCACTAGTGAAGAGCGAAGTGTAACACACATGGGAATGCGCGGTCGTGGCGCACGGCTAGGATTGGGCGCGATCGTTGAACGCAAATTGCCGTGGGAGCGGAAGGGGCTGCGGCGCGAGCAGCGCGTCATCAAATTTCTGGAATGGCTGCCGATCACCAAGGGTCCGCTCGCCGGGCAAACCATGCGTCTCCTGCCGGAACAGCGCCTCTTCGTCGAAGAGATCTACGGCAACCTCGACCGGAACGGGCTTAGACGGCGCCGCATCGGGATTAAGTCCGAACCCAAGGGCAACGGCAAAACAGGGCTGATCGCCGGCCTCTGCATGTGCCACCTGGTCGGGCCGGAAGCGGAACCGCGCGGCGAAATCTATTCGGCGGCGATCGACCGGCAGATGGCGGCGCTGATCTTCGCGGAGATGGAAGCAATGATTTTTGCAGTACCTGAGTTTTCCCAGGTCTGCAATGTGGTGCGGTTCCACAAGCGCATCGAGGTGATCGGCGATGTCCTGGCTGCGGGGTCAACTTACGAGGCGCTGTCGGCCGATGCTCGCCGGGCGCACGGTTTGGCGCCGAGTTTATTCTGCTATGACGAGCTAGCCCAGGCGAAGGACCGGGTGCTGCTCGACAATCTGGTTAATGGCTTGGGCAAGCGAAGGGAGGCATTGGGCCTCGTCATCTCGACCCAGGCACCGGACGACGGGCACCCGCTGTCGCAACTTATCGACGAGGGATTGCGGCACGAGGATGGCCCGCTCTACGTGCAATTGTTGGCGGCGCCCGAAGATGCCGACCCGTTTGCCGAGCGTACGTGGCGGGCGTGCAACCCGGCATTGGGCAAGTTCCTGTCATTGAGCGAGATGCGCGACGCGGCTAAGCGAGCGCAAGAGATCCCGGCCTTCGAGTCGAGCTTTCGCAACCTGCGGCTCAACCAGCGGATCGATTCCCGTGAAGAGGACCGGCTGGTTTCGCATGCGGTCTGGAAGACCGGAGAGGTGCCGATCGACCGCGAGCGGCTGCGGGGGCGGCCGTGCTACGCCGGCCTGGATCTGTCGGGCAAACACGACCTGACCGCGCTGGTGCTGGCATTTCCCGACGACGATCCCGAACCCAGCTACGACCTCCTGCCGTTCTTTTGGACGCCGGAAGGGCAATTGGCGGGGCGAAAGCCGGCCGAACGCGAGCGCTTCCGGGAATGGATCGGGCAGGGCTTTATGACCGCCGTGCCGGGCGCGACGGTACGATTCGGCTATGTCGCGCAGCAACTGGTGGAGTTGAGCCGCGAGTTCGAAATTCAGGTGCTCGGCTACGACCGTTGGCGGATCGATGACTTCAAAGCGGATCTCGACGATGTCGACGCCAATTTCCCGGCGCCGCTGGAACCCTTCGGGCAGGGCTTCAAGGACATGGGCCCGGCGGTCGAATGGTTTGCCGAACTGGCGCTGACCGGGCGGCTGCGGCACGCCGGACATCCGGTGCTGATGTCGTCGGTGGCGTCCGCGATCGTAATCACCGACCCAGCCGGCAACCACAAGGTCGACAAGGAGCGCGGCAACAAGCGTGGCATCGTGCGGGTTGATGGCGCGGTGGCGATGCTGATCGCGCTGGAGCTGGCGAAGCGGGCGCGAGCCATCGTGCCCATCAACATCGAGACGCTGATCGCATGAACAAACTTATTGCGCTGGTCATATTGCTGCTGTTGCTGCCGTCCGCCGCCTTCGCGCAAAAGGTGTGCGACCAGACGCGCACGGCACAAACCAATGGGCCGACAGTGCGCACCGAGCGGGTGGCCGCGGTGGCGGGCAAGCGGGTTTACATCTGCGGGTACATGATCATGCGCGGACTCGGCGGGCAGGATCTGGAGTTCGAGCTTACCAGCGGCACCGGGCGGGATTGCCAGACAAACACGCAGATCGTCATCCCGCGGATGCTGATCCCGCCGCAGGGTATTGTGAACCGCATCCCCTATGCCGGCGAGAAGACCGGGACGGCCGAGGCGATGTGCCTTCAGACGTGGGGCACCGGCCCGGTGACGAGCGTGTTTTACTGGGCGCAATACTGACGCGCTGACGCGGCGCGAAGGCGCCATCACCACTTCGGTTCAGCTTTATGAAAAAACTCCGACAGAAACAGTCGGCGGCGCCGCCGCCCGGTGCCGATCCGCTCGAGTTCGTCATGAGCGACGGCTCGGTGGATCGCATGGGCGACGTTCTGGAACCGGGCGGGTGGCAGCTCGACGCCTTCCACAAAAACCCGATCGCGTTGTTTTCGCACGACCCGCGCTTGCCTATCGGCAAGTGGCACGATGTTGCGGTGCGCAAGGGGCAGTTGACCGGGCGCCTCGAGCTGATGCCGGCGGAAACCGATCTGCAACGGCAGATCCAGACCGCGGTGAACGCGGGCGTGCTGCGCGCCGTCAGCGTGGGATTTCACTCCGACAATTTCGAGCCGCTGAAGACGGGCGGCATCCGGTTCCTCGAACAAGAGCTCGTCGAGTGCAGCCTTGTGTCGGTGCCGGCGAATGCAAATGCCTTAGCGATTGCCAAATCGCTCGGGATCTCCCCGCAAGGGCAAAGCCTGATCTTCGGCGTGCATGCCAATAAGGATCGCGCAGTGCCGAGCGGGTTTCATGGCGTGCATGCCAAGCGAGGTGACCTATCCCGAAAGTTTAGAGACATGAACATCAGCGAACGAATTGAAAGCGCGCAGCAGGAGCTCGTGGCGCTACGCGACCAGATCGGCGGTGTCGATCCCGACAACGACCTTAGCCGCCTCACCGACCTCACCGCGAAAATCGAGGAGGTGCAGCAGAAGATGGCGACCTGGGAGCGGGTCGAGAAAGCGCTCGGCAGCGAGAGCCTGCCGATCACCGTGCCAGCCTCGCGCACCACGATCCTGCCTCCTGGCAGCAACGTGCCGGTGATGATGGACCGGCCGAAGGCGTGGGCAATCCCGAAGAAAGAGGAGAAGCCCGGCTATCTGTTCATCCGGCACTGCGTCGGCGTGACCTTGGCGCACGTCACAAATAAGCCGCTCGACCAGGTGATGGCGGAGCGCTACGGCAGCTATGGCGACTGGGAGCAGATCAAGGGCACGCATGAGTGGTACATGCGCGCCGCCACCGCGCCGGCGACGACGACGACAACCGGGTGGGCGGCAGAGCTAGCCCAGACGCAATACGGGGACTACGTCGAAAGCCTGATGCCCGGCGGCATTTACGGCCCGCTGTCGGCAATGGGCTTCCGTCAGACGCTCGGCCGGTTCGCTCAGATCACGATGCCGACGCGGGCCGCAACACCGACTGTGGCGGGTTCGTTCGTCGCCGAGGGCGCGCCGATCCCGGTGCGGCAGGCCGCGTTTGTGCCGATCACCCTCGTCCTCAAAAAGATGTCGGTCATTGTCAGCTACACGAGGGAGATCGCCGAGCACGCGAACCCGGAGATCGAGGGCATCCTGCGCAAGCTTATCCAGGACGACACGCAGGTCGCCGTAGACACGGTGCTGATCGACGCCACGTCCTTCACCTCTATCCGGCCTTCGGGCTTGCGGGCGGGCGTCAGCGCCACGACGGCAACCGCAGGCGGCGGGATTGCGGCGCTTGTCGGTGACGTCAAGGCTTTAACTGCGGTGCTTGCCGGTGCGAACAGCTTGCGTAGCCCGGTATGGATCATGAACCCGGTGCAGAAAAACTCGATCGGGTTGACACAGGGCGCCGCTGGTGCGGTCGCGTTTCCGTTCCAGGGCGAGATGAACTCGAACCGGCTGGTGGGCTATCCGGTGATCGTGTCGAGCACCGTTCCGGTGGGGATGGTGATCCTGCTCGACGCCGCCGACTTCATGTCGGTGACGGGCGACGATCCGAGGTTTGACGTCTCTAACCAAACGACGTTGCACTTTGAGGATACGACCCCGCTGCAAATCACCACGGGTGCGCAGGGCTCCGCGGTGGCAGCGACCCCGGTGCGCTCGATGTTCCAGACCGACAGCTTGGCGCTCCGCATGATCCTGCCGATGAACTGGGCCATGCTGCGCACCGGCGTCATCGCTTGGACGCAATCTGTCACTTGGTAAAACCCCGCAGGCGTTATGGATGGTGGAAGCCGGGCAAAGAGTTTCTTGCCCGGCTCACCACAAAGGAGCAACCCGATGGCAGTCACGGAAGAACAGTACCGCGCCGACCAGGAGGCGCGGGCGGCGCTGACGAAAAAGACCCTGGAAGTGACCGAGCAAAACCAGCCGACGCCGACGCAGGAGGAAAACGACCTGTTGCGGCTGGGGTTGATGCACCCGGACGACAAGGCGAGCCCGCAGAACCCGGAGATGCCGCCAGTAGCCGTGCAACAGGCGGCGCTACGACACGCGCAGCAAACCGCGGCGGTGCCAGATAGGCCGACGCCGGCACCGGGCGCGCCGAGCAATGTCGATGTCCCAAACCTCAGCGGCAACGGGGCTGTCGGCGAGACGCTCACTTGCACGATGGGCAACTGGCACGGCGAGCCGACCGGGTACGCCTACGACTGGAAAAGCGACGGCACCGCCATCAGCGGCGCGAGCGGCAATACCTACGTCGTCGCGGCGGGCGATGCCGGCAAGTCGATCACCTGCGTGGTGACGGCAACCAATGCCGCCGGCAGCACCGAGGCGCCGCCGTCGAATGCGGTGCAGGTTGCCGGCAATGGCGGCGCCTCCCGCATGACCGGCGGCGGCCGGGCGAGGTAATATGGCGCAACTGGTCGCGCGGGCCGCGGGGGCGCTCGCCAGCGTCTTCCGCCCGCGGGCCAAGCAGTTCGGGCCGCCGGGATTCCCGCTGACGGTCGGCAGCAGCGGCATCCCGAAGAACTGGCCGATCAACTGGTGGCAGCTCGGCTACGACCCGCTGCGCCCGAGCGGCTCGGCTGTCGTCTACGCCTGCCGCCAGGCTTATGCCCAGACCATCAGCATGTGCGCCGGCACGCACTGGGAAGCCGACGGCGATGGCGGCCGCGAGCGGGTGACGACATCGGCACTGTCGCGGATTCTGAAGCGGCCGAATAGCTATCAGTCGCCGACCGATTTCTTCCTCTACCTCACCGACTGCCTCTATGGCGAGGGCTGCGCCTTCGGGCTGGCGATCCGCAATCAACGCTTCGAGATATCCGAAATTCACCTGATGACCCCGAGCCAGTGCTCGGTGAGCGTCGGCGCGGATGGGGCGATCTACTACCAGCTTGCCGGCAATGCGATTGTCGAGCGCTTGTTTGCCGATGACCGGCAGGCGTTGCAGCAAGTGCCGGCGCGCGATGTGCTGCATGTTCGGCTGCCGAACCCGCGCAACCCATTGCAAGGCTGCGCGCCCTTGGAGGCGGCGCTGCTCGAGATTGCCGTGTCGAACGCGCTGGTGGCGCAGGCACTGGCCTATGCCGCCAACGAGGGGCGGCCCTCCGGGGTGCTACAAACGCCGGCCAGCTTTCACGACAAGCCGGAAGCGGTCGAGCGGCTGCGCGCCAAGTGGGACGAGCACACCCAAGGGATCAACGCGGGCGGCACGCCGATCCTGACCGATGGCCTCGTCTGGGCGCCCGCTGTTGTCACCAGCCGCGACGCGCAACTCGCGGAGAAGCTCCAGGTCAGCGACCAGCGCATAGCCACCGCCTACCGGGTGCCGCTGCCATTGCTGTCGTTGATGGCGGGCACCGGGCCGCAGGGCTCGACCGAGAGCCTGATGGGGTTCTGGGTGTCGACCGGGCTTGGCTTCTGCGCAAACCTGATCGAGGACGCGTTCGGGCGGGTTTTTGCGCTCGGCGGTTGGCCCGACGACTATCTCGAGCTCGACCTCGAGGCGCTGCTGCGGGCGAACTTCCGCGACCGCATCGAGGGCCTGGCGAGAGGCGTGCAGGGCGGCATCTTTTCGCCCAACGAGGCGCGCGCCAAAGAGGATCTGCCGGCCATGCCGTTCGGCGACGAGCCGCGGGTGCAACAGCAGGTCGTGCCGCTCAGTGCGTGGGACCAGGCGCCGCCGGCAACCCCGGCGCCTGACGCGCCGCCAGCGGCACCGCCTGCGGGGGCCGACAGTGGCGGGGATAATGCAAACACCGAACAGGCAATCAAGAGTGCCTACCGTAGCCGGCGCCGACTCGATGTTGCCGCTTGAAGTATTGGCCGCGGAAGTTGCGGCCGATGTCGAGCGCATCGAGCGCGAGCTTAGGCTGTCCACGGCGGCTTTGCAGGCGGAGCTTCGCGCCGCGCGGGCAGAGTTCGAGCTTCGCATCGAGCGCGCCGTCGCCGAGCGATTGGCGTCGTTGAAGGACGGCTCCCCCGGCGCGCCAGGAGAGCCTGGGGAGAGGGGAGAGCCGGGCGAGGCCATCACAGGCCCGCCTGGCGAACCGGGCATCCAGGGGCCGCCGGGGGCCGACTCCGAGGTGCCCGGCCCGCCGGGGCCGGAACCTTATGTCGGCGAGGTTTGCGGGTTGTTCGATCCCGAGCGGCAATATCGCAAATACGATGTCGTGACTTTTCGGGACTCGGAGTGGCGAGCGCGGTGCGACGACCCCGGCGAATTGCCGGGCGACGGTTGGGCCGTCTCGGCGCGCGCCGGCAGCCGCGGCAAGCCCGGCGAAAAGGGCGACCGCGGGGTTCCGGGCCTGCCGGCACCGACCATTGCCCGCTGGGAAACGCGGGACTTCCGCGCGGTGCCGGTGATGTCGGACGGCAGCGTCGGGCCGCCGCTCGACCTGCGCGAATTTTTCGAGCTCTACCACGCCGAGCGCGCCGCCTGATGCCGACCAATGTCCGCTATAGCATCACGCGGGTGATCACGCCGGCCGACAGCCTGGCGCTGGTGAGCCTCGACGACGCCAAAGTGGTGCTCGGCATCGACGCGGCGGACACCTCGAAGGACGCGGCGCTAACCCAGCAGATCGACGCGGTGTCGGCGGCGGTCAACAACTACTGCAACCGGGTCTTCGCGGTGCAGAGCTATCAGGATCAATTCCGCTACGTCTACAACTGGCTCTATTCGGGCGAGCCGCTGCGCACCCGGCAATTCCCGATCGTCGTCGACGATGCCGGCGTGCCGCTGGTGGCGGTGTTCGAGGATGGCGCCGCGGTCGACGTGGCGGCGTGGGATGTCTATCCCGAGGAAGGCGCGCTCTATCGGCTCGACGGCACCACCGTCGCCGCGTGGCTCGGCACCACCCTTTTGGTGGACTACACCGCCGGCTATGACCCGATCCCGGCGGACGTGCAGGGCGCGGCGCTGGAATGGCTGACGGCGCGGTGGTTCGCGCTGGGGCGCGACCCGGCGCTGCGGTCGGAGACAGTGCCCGACCTGATCAGCCAGGTTTACGCCGGCGACGCCGGCGCCGGGACCAGCGGCGGCGCCATCCCACCCGGCGCCCGCGACCTGTTGGCGCCTTACAAGATCTGGTCGGTATGACGCCGCAAGTGCTGATCGCCCGGCTGGATGCGGCAATCGCCGGCTACGGGCAAACGGTGACTTTGCAGCGCACCGCGGTCGATCCAACGACTGGGGCGACGACGGTGGCCGAGGAAATCGAGTGTCCGGCGGCGGTGCGGAACTTCGGGCCGCAGGATCTGGAGGCCGGGCAGATCCAAGAGATCCGGGTCGTCGTCAGCCCGACCGGACTCGGCGCCTGGGGCGTGCCGTCGCGCGATGACCGCATCCTCATCGACGGCGACCCGGCCAACATCACCCAAATCGCGCCGCTGTCCTACGGCGGCGAGCTCGTGCGGGTAAATCTGCTCTGCCGTGGCTGACCAGCGCGAGGCCATTCTGACGCGGTTGGTGGAAGTCTGCGGCGCGGTGACGGGCGTGCAGGCCGCCGCCCGCAACAAGCTCGATGTGCCAGCGCTGGCGCGGCCGGCGGTGATCGTGCAGGACGGCTCCGAGGATGTGCTCGACGCGCCCCAAGGGACGCGCGGCAGCCGCGTACAGCGGATGGAATTAAAGCCGCTGGTCGTGGTCATCGTGCGCGGCGACAACGGTGCCGAGGCCGGCAGTCTCTTGACGCTTTACCGCTCGCGGATCGTGGCAGCGGTGCTGACCGACTCCGTGTTGCTCGATTGCGTCGTTGACCGCGATATCCGCTACGAGGGCGCTACGGTAGCCGCGCCCGACGCCGAGGCGCGCGAGTACCGCTGCGAGCTCAATCTCGTCTTCACCAGTCTTTTCCGGCTATCCGACCTCGCTGGAGTGTAAGCCATGCCGATCACCAATGCGGCCGACATCGACAACACCTTTGTCGGCAAGGGCATCGTCAAATTCAAAAAGGACGGGGAAACCGACTACCGGGATTTGGGCGAAGTGCCTGAGTTCGAGTTTACGATGACCATCGACCGGCTCGACTACTTTTCCAGCCGCAGCGGCATCCGCACCAAGGCGCGCAGCGTCATCCGCGAGCGCTCGGCCGCATTGCGCATGATCATGTCGGAACTGACCGCCGACAACCTGGCGCTCTATCTGATGGGCGATGCCGTCGCCGGAACCGGTACGCCGCCCGATGTGACCTATACCGTCGACATTTTTTCGCTGGCCGAGATCACCGGAATGTTGCGCTTTGTCGGCACCAACGACATCGGCGCCAAGGTGCAGCTGGACTTCGGCAATGTCAGCTTTACCCCGAGCGCTTCCTTCAGCCCGATCTCGGAGGAGTGGGGGCAGCTTGAGGTGACGGCCGAGGTGCTGGTCGATGACGCGATGAAATACGGCACCGCCATCTGGAATATCACCGCCGAGGTCGATCCGGGAGTCATGATGGCGGCGGCCTAAATGCCGTCTCTGCTCGACATCGCACCGCCGGAAATCTCGGCCGTCGAGCTTGAGATCCGCGGCGTCGCGATAAAGGTGGCCGGCATTCCCGCGATCGATTGGGCGATGCTCTACGGGCGTTTCCCCGAGCTACGCAAGATCATGTTGGGCGAGGAGAGCAGCGACGGGCGGGACCGGCTGCGGTTCCTGGCGGCGCAGAGTGCCGTCATTGCCGCCGGCACCGGCCATCCGGGCGACGCCGACATCGAGCGCGCGTCTCTGACGGTGCTGACCTTTGACGAGCGGCAGTCGCTGTTCGATCAGGTGGTCAGCCTGTCGCTGCCGGGGGATGTGCTCAGCCCTTTGTTAGACGCCTCACCGGCGCCGGCCGCCAACGGCGCCGGCCGCGCTACCAAGGGCTCGGGTACGAGATCGCAGAAGGCATTGAGCAGTTGATCGCCTGGGGACACCCGCCGGCCGAGGTGTGGCGCTACACGCCGCGGCAGATCCGCAATTTCCTTGTTATCGCGAACAAGCGGCGGCAGGCCGAGCGGCGGCTCCTGCTGCATGACAACGCGCTGGCCGCCCGCGGCGACCCGAAAGCCTTGGCGAAAGCGGTGCGCGAAGAATGAACGTCCGGTACCAGAGCGGCCTCGATCAGTTGAAGCGGGGCGCGCAGACGGCACAGGACCGGATGGCGCGCGCGCTGACCAAGGCGATGCGAGATACCGCAAAGCTGGTCGAGACGAACGCCCGCGCCGAGATCGCCCGCGGCGGGCTTTCGCGCCGCTGGCAGAAGGCATTCTTTGCACGCGCCAAGCCGCGGGTCGGCTACAGCCTCGAGCCGACGATGCGCGGATATATCCGCATCGGCTACGCCAACATCTTTGAGCGCGGCGGCCAGATCCGGCCAAAGAAGAACCTCTTGTGGGTGCCGCTGCCGACCGCGCCGCGGCTCGCCAGGAAGCGCATCACGCCGAGCGCCTATGTGCAGCAGATCGGGCCCTTGCACAGCATCAACCGGCCGGGCAAGCCGCCGCTCCTGGCGGGCGACGCCGCGCGCAAACCCACCGGCCGGGCCAGCGTGGCGTCGCTCAAGACCGGCGCCCGCCGCAGGAGCGCGGGCCGGCACACCGAAAGCGTGCCGATCTTTGTCGGTATCCGGGCGGCCCTTATTCCCGACCGGCTCGATGTCGACCGCGTCTACCGTGAGGCCGCCGAGGCGCTGCCGCGGTTCTTCCGTCAGCGCATGAGCGAGGCAGCTTAGATGGCGCGCGGCGGCGGCGGCATCCGGCAGCAGATCGCGGTTGACGGCAAGGAGGAGGTCGTCGCCGCCTTCAAGGAAGTGGGCTCGGCCGGCGAGCAAGCCTTCACCCAGGTCGACCGAGGCTCGAAGTCCGCCACCCAAAGCCTGCGGAGCTTCACCAGAGAAGCCACCGGCATGCGCCGGGCGACCGGGCAGTTGCTCAAGAATTTCGGCGACATGGGCCGCGGGCTCGAATCGATCGGCGGGCTGTTGGGCTCGGCCTTGGGCGGTGTGGCCGGCGGCGTCATCGGCGTCGGCCTCGCGAAAGTCGTCAGCGGTATCGCCAACAGCCTTGGCGACGTGACCGAGCGGTTGACGAAGATTCAGCAGCAGGCGCGGGAGTTGGGACAACGCCCGCTGGTGGTGCAGGCGGCCGGCGAAATTTCCGCCGCGGCGGGGCAGGGCACCGATGTCGGCGAGCGGATGATCGCCGGGATGACCGCGCAACTTCAGAAGGTGCGGACGGAAACAAAGGCACTAAGCACCTTCGACGGCGTCAAGGTCTTGCGTGGGATGGGCGAGGACGCCAAGGAGACGGCGGGCCATTTTGTGACGCTCAGCGGCGCCGTCAACAACACCGTGAAGGTGTTCCGGGGCGGCGTGCCGATCGTGCAGGATCTGTCCAAGCCGCTGGACGTCATCCAAGTCGATCTGTCGCGGATGAAGGACAATTCGCTTGAGAGCAAAAAGGCGCTTCAGCTTCAGCTTCAAGGTTTCTTGAACTTTGCAAAAACCCTGGACCCGACATCGCAAAAGCTGAATGAACTATCCAAGGTCTTGTTTGCAGGGGTGCCGGCGGGAGCGGCGCTGATCGTCGCGCCGAAGCTGCTCGCCGACCTTAATAAGCAGATAGCGGAACTGGAAACCTCGGCGCGCGGCGCCACCGACCCGGCGCTGGATGCCGCCACGCGGCGCACCGCGGCAATAGCCGCGCGCAACCAGATGTTCCTCGAACTCACCGCCGGGATCACCAACTGGTACATCGGGCTCGATGCGGCGGTGACCGAGGCCGAGAACAGGTTCATCACCGACACGCTCCCGAAGTGGAGCGCGGACTTTTCCGCCTTCTTCAGCAACTCTTTTATGCCGACGATGCAGAGCGCGTGGGCATCGTTTATCGGCGACATGAGCCAGCTTTTCGTGGCGGCGAACTGGTCGCAGCTTTGGACCGACTTTTCGAACGCCGCCATCACGAGCCTCAACGGCATCGGTAAATGGTGGGGCGACCTGATCAAAGGGATGATGGACGGCCTTAGCAACCTTGCCTCCTGGGCGGGGCAACAGTTGTCCGGCATCGCGGCCGCCGCCGGAAGCATCCTGTCTGCGGTGCCGGTGCCTGGATTCGCTGCGGGCGGCATGGTGCATGGCCCCGGCAGCGGCACCAGCGACAGCATCGTGGCGCGGCTATCGGCCGGCGAATTTGTCATGCGCGCCGCAGCGGTGCAGCATTGGGGCGCCGGGCTGCTCGCATCGATGAACGCGGCGGTCGGCGGCTTGTCGGCGCCGCTGGTGGCACGCAACCCTGGGCGCTTTGCCGATGGCGGGCTGGTCACCGCCGGCGGTGGAACGCCCGTGCATCTACATCTCGGCGGCCATAGCTTCGCGCTGTCAGGCAGCGGTGATGTCGTCTCGGCGCTCGTCATCGAGGCGCACCGGCACAAGATCCGCGCCACCGGCATCAAGCCTAGCTGGTACGGTGGCACGCCCGGCCGATGATCGGAGCCTCGAATACCGACTTCGATATTCATTTCCCGTCTGACACAGCGCCCGGCGTTGCGCCCTATTCAGCCCGCGGCCTCAACGGCACGTTGTCGCCGATCGATGCCGCCCGCGGCGCGGACAAGCTGCGCCGCACCGTCAACGGCACGCTCGTCGACATCTCGGCGCCGCAGATGCGCAAGTATCAGCTCGAGGTTGCCGGCTCGGACCAGGCGCCGCCCGCGCTCGATGGCGTGTGGGTGGGTATGGAGGTGCTGGTCGATTGCCATGTCGAGCTTGCGTACCTGACGGCGGGCGGCACGCCGGGGCGCTCTCCGGTGACCGGCAGCGAGCGGGTCGAGGGCGATTACACTTATTACCGCCCGCAGCTTTCCATGCGCGTCGTCGAGCTCCAGATCGAGCGCAGCGAGTGGGAGGCCGATGTTGGCTGGTCGCTGACGCTGGAGGAAATCTGATGGCCTGCGGTGGGTGTGCGGCGCGCCGTGCCGGGATGCGGCGGCTGAAGCAGCGGGTGCTCGCTCGGCTGAAGGGCAGAGTAGTCCCGCCGCCGCGGCAACCCGCTAAGGCGCCGCCGGCAAAGCAGGGCTGATGCCGGGCCCCTTCAAGTTTGCCTGGGCTGGCGGCACCATCACCGAGCAGCAGACGCTCGTCGTCAACGGCAACACGCACGGCGGCCTGGTCGAAACCATAACCCTGGTCGGCGATACCGAGGCAGGAATCGCGTCTCTGCGCAACATAGCCAGCAGCAGCGGCTTGGAAGCCGGCGCCTTGTATACGATCGCCGGTCCCGGATTAGCGGATGGCACGTTCTTCATTTACGACGTTTCGATCCTGACGGAAGAAGGCTCGATCAACCTCAGCGATGCGGCAAGCGGCACGCTTAACAACGCGACGTTTGTGGCGACCAAGTCGATATTGATCGGGTCTACCGCTGCGGCGATGACCCAAGGATCGCACTTCATCACCTTGGTCGACGACATCGGGTTGCTGCCGGGATTGTACTGCGTGTCTGGCACCAGCATCGGAGAGACGGCATCGCCGGCGAGCGATACGGAGACGGTCTTTGTCAGCACCGCCTGGGTCTCCTACAGCGGCGGCGGCGTGTTTGCCATGTACATCTTGGTGCCCGGCGGGATGCAGCCGGTATGGGCGACGTCGACCGGGACTTACGCGATCCGCATCACCGGGATGCCGACGGCCGATTGGTACAGCGTGACGAGCATTCCTGCTGGCGCGTTGGCGGGGTTGACCGCGGGGTTGCGGTACAACATCGCCGGCAATGGCATTCAAGTCGGCACGACCTTTCTCGCCGACAGCAGCGCCACGACGATCACTCTCGATCTTCCGGCCAGCTCTACCAGCATCAACGCCATCCTGACGATTACCGGGCCGCGAACCCCGAACGCCGATTTCGATCCTGCCGTCCATAACCGGGAAGACGAACAGATCGTCGCCCTGGAGATCAGCCAGGAAGAGGGCGGCTTCGCGACGCTGACCATCGAGATCCGCAATCCCAATATCGGGTTGCTGGCATTTGGCAGAAACCTCTGGGCCTGGTTGTCATGGGATCAGGCATGGACACCGGAAGGCGGCGGCGCGCCCGACCTTGTCCCGTTATTCAATGGCCGGCTGATCGGCGTCCCAACGCTATCGGTCGGCGAGACAGTTCAGCTGCAATTTCTGGCCAGGCCCGACGACTTCAACGCACAGAAGGACGCGCTCGTCTCGGACATGAGCGTGCTGCCGTATTACGATCCGATCTGGCTCGCCGCGAACGTCAATCCCGACACCGTGCTTGAGACGTATTCGTCGCTCTGGCACATCGACCGCGTCAGCCTCGTATTGACAGCAAGCGACATCCTGCAGGGTGAAGCCGGCGTTATCAGCGTCGGCGAAGACGCCGCGTTCTACGATAGCTTCAGTCTTTCTTACGGGTCGACGCCGCTCACCGCGATCACTCTATCCGGCACGGTAAGCTGGAACCAACAGGGCGAAGGCGCAATCGACATTACTCAGACGCTTATCGATGCGTTTGCCGCCGGCGGGAGCCCGTACAAAACCGCATTCGGCAAGTATGTTCCGCCTAGAGATCCGGCGCGCGGTAAGTCGCCCGCCAAGGGCGGCGGGCTCATTACCTGCATCTGCGGCGACGGGCTGCGTACCGATTGGCCGAAACCGGGCACCAGCATCGGCGGCGGTTGGTCGCTCTCCACCGGGAACGACGGTGCGGGGCAGCCGCTGTGCTATTGCATCGATGCGCTGCAGCCGAACGGGTGGATGCAAGCGCAAACCTACAACGTAAAATATGGCGGCCAATCAACCGCCGACACGACGGGCATGACCAGCGATCAGGCAAATGTGGCCGTGATTACCGAGCCTTACGGTCAATACACCGCGCGCTTTCCGATCAACATCTACAAAATCCAAATGGTGCTGGACTGGAAAGCAGATCGGCCGCGCACCGAAACCGTTACGGCGGTTTTGACCGCCAACGTTCAGAGAGAGCTGTCTGACACCGCCGACAGCGATCGCGAAGATATGTCCTATAGTTCCGAATATGTCGACAAGGGCATCGATCCCGGTGGCGAGGTGCCGCTCGGCAGCATCTCTCGCCGGTCATATTTTCAAACCGACCGCGGGGCCGCGTCTTTTGAATATCTGCTATTGGCGGCGCGGGCGAAGATGCGGGCGCGGGCGCGCTCGGTCGATATCACCTTTGGCGTCGATTGGTACACTGCGCTCGGCATTACGCTGCGCCACAGCGTCATCTACCTTGACCGGCGGCTGCCCGGCGGCGCTGCAACAGGCAAAGTCAAGAGCTACAAACTCACCGCCGGCGAAACGATGGCCGGCGAGTTCACCATCGGGTGCTCGATCGGCAACGACGATCTGTCGAGCGCCGCTGAGGGCGTCCTCTCTTATGTCGAGTTAGATTACGTCGATCCCGGCTATCAGGTCATCGTCGGTGGTCAAAAGATGCTGCTGGATGAGGAACTGGCCTATGAGTCGTTGGACAATTTTGTGATCGACGACGACAACCTCGACCTCACCAACATGACCGTGGATCGTGCGGTCAATGAATGCGTCGTGGTTAATGGGTTGACCTCTCAGTTCGATAAGCTGTCGTCTTATCAACGCCTGGTGGCGCCGACTGCGAGCGACCCGATCAGCGCGATGAAAACCGCGACGACGGCAGTTACTCTTGACCTTAAGCCGCTAACCGGAAACTCATTTCACACGACGTTCTTTCCCGCCGTCTCTCAGCTCTGGTTGCCGAAGACGATCGACCTCGCAGCCTCGTCGGGCCGACGCCATGCCGTTTGAATATGCCGTCCGCCCTTTTGAGTCGAGGGATAGTCATGGTCGGGTCATTCTACCTGCAACGCCGTCGGGCTTCGAGCGGGCGACCCTGACCTGGGGCGCTAAGGTCGCCGGCTTGCCGGAACCGGAAATATCCGGAACCGAAGTCACCTGTTGCCATGAACAGTTGGCCGAACATCAACGGGTCGGCGAAGTACACAAGATTGTGTCGAAGGAATCTCCTGGGCTGTTCA